CCCACGATGTCCTTGAAGAACAAGATCGGCTCGGCAGAGAAATTCTCTGACACTAGTCCTTGGATGAGGACGTGGCAGGTCTTCCCTCCGTCCGAGCCAATCTTGATTTGGTGCACTGGCTAACGCTCCTTGGAGGCGAACGCGAAGTCAATGAAGGCGGTGTTGGATGCCGCTCCGATAGAGTACATCATGATGGTGGGGGATAGGTTGACCGCCGTCGGCACCCACGCGCCGCTGACGCCTACTTGGTAAGCCGCCACACGCGCCTTGGGCGTTGGCGTAGCGTTGACGTTGTTGGTGCCCGTCCAGGCGGACGGCGGCAGCCAACCAACCAGGGGGAAACCGAACAGAGCGTAGACGTTCAGCAATCGGTCGATCTCCCAGCCCACGTCGATCCACTGCGCATTGGCGTAGTAGGCAGTGAGAGCGGCGAGCGGGATCGGCACGGTGAACTGGACAACGCTGCCTGAGATCGCGATCAGGTTAGCTACTGTGGCGCTGGTGATCTGGATGTAGAGGCCGTCCGTGATGCCCGCGACCGTGGGGGTAGCCTGGTGGTTGGTCAGACCGACAATCGCTCCGACTTGGGCAACGTTGGTGATGTTAATCCGGGTGAGGAAGAAGGCCTTCTTCGAAGGATAGATCGGGGCGGTGAGACCAACGCCTGCATAGACGGCCGGCGGCAGAACGAAGTCGGCCACGTTGGTCGAGATGGTGGAAGCGTTGTTCGCCGCCGTGCCGGTGGTGAACTGCCATTGGCCGCCGTCCCCGGCAACTTGGGCAATCGCAGCGCTGGTTCCGGTGGCGGTTTGCTGGGAGAAGAGTTCATCCCCAGCGATGGTCCCGTCGAAGTCATCGAAGATGGTATGGTAGAATGCTGGGTTCGGAAGGCCATAATAGGCCAGTGGACCATAAGGTTGATCGGTGGATAGGCCACTGGGAAGGCGAGAAGGGGTCTGAGAGGGACTAGACATCAAATTCTCCTAGCGGGACAAAGCCCGCTCGTTAGAGCGCTAGGGGACAAAACGGGTCCGGGGAATTGTTGAATTACCCGGACCCGATTACCTATCAACTTACTACGGACCGTTCGAGCCCAAGATGCAACGCGGGTCAGTGGCTCCGCAAGCTGCGCGGAAGATCGTTGCCGCCGAGGCGTTCTTGGTATCAAACTCATTGTCCTTGTCGAACACCGGCTTGATACGCCAGAACCACTTGAGCCCCTTTCGGACGTTGGTTCGGACGAACCAGGCGTGCGGGGCGGTGAAGTAGTGGTTCATCTTAATGCCCTTGGGGAACGCATTGGTCATGCGGAGGACATTAGGATCGTTGTTGGCGTTGCCGCTCTGCTGGACGCTCTTCAGAATTCGATTCGCATTGAACCATTCCTGACGAGCGATGTGGAGGCTAACCGGCATGATGGAAACGAGGAGGCCTCGATCCGACTGCAGCCCCATGGCGAGGATGCACATGTCCTCGAGGGAGGCCTCGGTTAGATCTGCTCCAGGACTCAGAGCGTTCGAGAAGGTTCCACCGGTGGTATTCGGCTGAACCGTCGAACACATCGAGGTCCCGGTGGCGAACTGAAACACGTTGCCGGTGAAGGCATCGTTGTACGGAGCCGCTCCGATGTTCTCCACCGTTTGACGGATGCTGAAGGCGTTTGATTCCGCCCGATCAGCGGCGAGTTGGGGATACAGGTTATCCTGAATCTCCTCCATCGTCACCTTGAACCCCAGGCCATAGGCCAAGTGGATATACCGCTGTACAGGACCCTGGGCTTCGTAGTCGTAGTAAACTGCGCCGCCTTCCTGCTTGACTGGCGCGAGGCCGAAGCCAGTTGCCTGGACCTCTTCCTCGTAAGCCTGGCTGCTCTCCACGACCTCGTAGAGCTCAGGCATCTCTTCTTCGTGTTCCGAATAAACTTGCCCCCACCAGCCGTAGACACCAGGCCAAAGGGCCTTGGGGTGGGTTCCAGTATTGATTACTCCGCCTGCCATAAAGTTCTCCTAAATTGTTTGGTTAGAAGCCCGCCGACGGCGTGCTGTCGTAAGCGTGGTTGATCAACTTCACCAGCCACTTCGCGTACAAACCATAGACGTTGTACAGAGCGGTTTGTGGGTCGATCTTCTGGGACAGGCCGAGCATTCGGAGGAAGTAGCCGTTGGTCACGGTTGCGGAAGTCTGGGGAGTGTGGCCCGAGGAAACACCGTTGTCGAGGGTGGTTCCTGAGACCGCCACTCCGGCGGCAGGCGCAGCATAGATGAACGACGCGTTCTTTGAGCACGCGGTGTAGGTCAGCGAAGTTGCCGGCGTGGTTCCCGCCCCGGTTTCCTGGATCTCAAAGATCACCTTCGGATCATCCACCACCGCGATGAAGTAGTTCTTCGTCTTGGTACCGGGGATCGAGACGAGGTTGAGGTTCGTCGGATCGACGAAGGGGCCGGAACGCTGGCTCGAAGTGGTTGATGGGGAAGCCCCGACGCCCACTACCACCCCACAGACCTGGGTGCTGGAGGCGGCGACGGTTAAAGTAGCTGTTTGCAGCCCCGACCACTGGTCCAGCCCGGCGAGCGGCGAGACCAGATCGCCAACCGTATACGCATTCGTGTCAGCGCTGTTGATGAAATAAATGTTTGCCTTCCCATCCCAGTCAGCCCCGTTGAGATACTTCACCGGAGTTAGACCGGAGGGCTTGTTTTGGTTAGTGACCGTGTTGGCCATGACAATCCTCCAAGGTTAGAAAATTAGGTTTTCGCTTTCTCTCGACGGCGGCTGAAGAGGGCTTTGGTGCGTTCCAGATCAACGTAGTCCATCGAATTGTCGCCCCTGGATTGGCCAGCAGGCGACTGATTGATTATCTTTTCACCTCGGAAAATGCCGCCCAGGATCGAGGCGTTGCGGCCGTCGATCTGGGCTCGGTCGGCTAGCCAGTATTCTTGGGCTAGCTTCATCAGATAAAGACGCTCAGGCTTCCCATCGGCTCCGATCCCAGCGCCGAGCGAGATCCTCGAACCGAGGTCGGTGTTGCCGCTGACCTCGGTATCGGTGCCTGGGCTGCGCTGGTTGATCGGAACCTCGTTCTCCCCGACGTACTCGTAGTAGGCCTGGAGGGCGCGAGGGATGTTGGATTCCTTGACCCAATGCAAGTGGTAGCCCTCGATCTCAGGGACCTCGAGCTTACGAAGGGGAACGGACATGGGAACGCGAGCGCGGCGGTTGCCCTGGGGTTCAGGGGTAGCGTTCGCTACGTTGTTCTTGGCCAGGATTTCACTTGCATTGTTGGACATCGAAGTTAGCTCCAGTCGAATTGAGAGAGGTAAACTGCCTGCCAGGCCGCCTTGTCTTTGTAGGCTTTGTTAGGGCCGACGACCTTCGCGGCCATCCGATCGCATTCCTTCTTGGCTTCCGGAGGCAGGTCAGCGTAGGTCTTGCCGCCGCTCTCATCACCGCCGGAGGAGTTATTCGTTCCGTCCACTTTCTGTGTCCCTCTGCGTTCAGCGTTTGGATCGAACATCTTAGCAAGCTCGGTGTCTACGAAGGTGAAGAACTCCGGCGTGGATACGGAGGTTAGAGGCTTGCCCGTAGCCAGCCACTCGGCGCGGAGGCCAGCAACGTAGCCGGTCTTACGCTGGTCGGTTCCGAACCAGGGGTTCTCCTTCATCCACTGCTGGGCCTCGGCAGTGAGCTGGGGGGTGATGGCGGCGGCTGGATCGGGCTTCTTGACTGGAGGCTTCGCCGCCTCCGTGATCGCCGCCGTGACCTCGCCCAGCTTCTCAGTCAACGTCACCTCCGCATCCACGTCGCCGTCCTTGCGGGCCTGGACAATCGCGGTAGTGATCTCCCGCTTCTGCTCCTGGGCACGTTCCTTCGCCAGCGTTGAGCGGAACTCTTTCAGACCCTCGATCGCCTCCGAGGCATCTTTGAGTTGCTGCTTGAGCTGCGTGTTCTCCGTTTCCATCCGAGTTACGCTGGTGGCGAGGTCGCGATTGTTCGCTTGGAGAATCGGCAGAATGGCCTCCCCGCGCTCGAGGTACTTGTCGGCGGGGATCCAGTTCTCAGGCTTGCCTTTGTAGCGGTCCTTGGGCAGCCAGCCCATTGTGCGGGCGCGGGTTTCGACTTCGTTGGTGCTCACGCCGCTTTCTCCTTAGCCTTATCAAACAGCTCAACGTCGATGGTGCAGTAAATGTCTCGAGCGTTGACCATCCGGTAGAGCTTCCCATCTGCTCCCGTAGCCACGGAGCCAGAGTAGTTGGTCGTGATGACTACGTCCCCAGCCTTCGCGCGCGGCGGAAATCCGTCTGCAATCTCATCCGCCCAGGCAGCTGGGCCGGCTTCAACCACCACCATACGGTTCTCAAGGACCTTGAGCGCCCTGCGTACATCATCTGGGATGATGATTGTGTCGCTGAACAACTTGACCTCCGGTTCATAGGGTTCGCAAAGAACCGCCACGCCCTGAGGGTGGAGGCCGGACTTGTTAATTACCTGGTTCATCTGTTATCGTCTCCTTGAATTGCTCATACGTCAGTTCAATAATCTCTTCGTAACCTTCGAGCTTGCCCAGGGCGGCGGCGTTCAGAATGAGAACCTCGTCTCGAGTCTCACCCTGAAACGCCTTAGCCGCCCATTGCTCCATTAGCCCTAGGCGCCCCTTGGCTAGGAACTTGCGGAGGGCTTGGGTTACTGGGTTGTGTTCCCACTCCTTCCAGTCCTCCTCCTTTATCTCCATTTGACTCACCTTCTTTACCTCCTGAGAGAGCCTCGATCTGCTGCGTCATCATATCGCTATGGGCCTTGAAGGCATCGACCATCGCGGAGAACGCTTCGACTTTGGCTTTGACCTGCTCCGTTTGGGTTTCGGCAAGCAGTTTGCCGACCTCCGCATAGAGCTTAACTATCTCCGCCTGCGTCTTAGCACGCGCGGCTTGGAGATTCTGAACGAATTCCCATTTCTTATACTCGATCTCCATCTGCTTAGCTTGGAGTTTGAGTTGCTCCAGGGCCGCCTTCGGGTTGGGCAGCGGGGGGACTTTGTCCGCACCGGGGTAGATGAGGTTGATGCCCTTGGCTTTAAGGGCCTTGAGCCAGATATTTTTCTCCACATACCCCACGTCGTAGCCGGGGACCTGGTGAGCACCCTCTCGGATCGCGGCGGCCTGGGTGAGGCGCTGAGAGTCCGAGATGATGTCTGGATCGGCGGAGGGAATGACGAGATCGGGATTCGATCGGTAGTCTTCCTGGTTGACGTAGGAGTCTGAATTACCAAAGCGCTGTTTGAGCGGGAGGTAGAGAGCGTTGATCCGGTGGCGCTTCTTGAACTCTTCCTTAAACGAACGCCAGATTCGTTTGTAGATCGACTTGGAAGCATTCATCCCCTGTTCTTGGGTGTTACGGGACGTTTCAGCAGGGGTGTTCTGCCCCGGGCTGACGCCGACCATGGTGTCGGTAGTGCCGGCGAGCCGGTCGGTGTATTCGATCAGCAACCCCAAGAGCTGGAACATTACCGAGGAAGGTTCTTTGGTGGGGAACGGAACCATCGATTTCCTGAGATCGTCTCCGGAAGAATCCACCCTCTTCCAGACCCACGGCGCCATAGTATATACGCCACCACGAATCTTGACACCGCGTCCCAGGAACCCTCCGTTGGAGTTATACTGGGTGCCGGCGTCGATGATCTGGTTGATGGACGAGTTGACCGCCTCGTTGAGGGGACCGAGGAGGATTCCGTAGCCGACGTCGTAGATGCCGCCGTCGGGGGAGGGAATGAATCCGTACTTGGTGAAGTACTCGGTAGCCTTGATGCGGCGGATCTTGGACTTGGTTCCAGGGAAATCTGTTTTCTCGACATCTTCTTCCCGCTCCCATCGGGCGGCAATCTTGACGACTTGCTGAGTGGATTCCTCGAGGGTAACGAGATAGGGCTCGGCGTAGCCGTCCTGATCCAGATCGAGCAGCCGGTGCTGTTCGAGAAAGCGAAAGGGAGTGTCACGATCGGGTTGGGAAGGGGTCAGACCCTTGCGGTTATCAACTGGTGCCTGGGTTTGAGGATCCTTTGGAGACGAGGGAGCGGAGTTGTACCACTCCTCGTTCAGGACGTTTCGGAACGTCTTGGAGACAATCTTCTCATAGATTTCGTTCCGGTACATCGGGATGATCTGGGTTTTGCGGGCGCACTCCTCGACCGACTTGGCCCAATAATCGAGGACCAAGTCCCGCGCCATGACGAGCTCGCTCACCGGGTAGCCCAAGGCAGAGCTGAAGTAGGACTTGACGAAGTTGCACCCGACGATTGAGAGGTTGAGCAGCAGGCGATCGTGCTGCTCCTCCCAGCCAACGTCTTCCTCCATCACCTGCCAGGACATATGCTGGGAGATCCGGTCGGCACGGGCGGTTAGCTTGGCATCGGGGTCGCTGCCGAGGACTTGGTACTTGACCACGTCAGCGCCGTGGATGATGTTGGAGTAGGCGCGGGAGGAGAACTGGAGGGCGGCGATCGAGACGAGAGGGAAGATGACGTTGGCGCAGCCAGGCCAGGGAAACGATTTATCCAACTGGACTTGCATCGCAAGGTACATGGCGGCTTGGGAACGGGTCTCCCATTTGGCTCGGGAGGCTTTGTCATGGAGGTAGCCGTCCCAGCACCACTGGCCGATGGTGAGGAGATCGTCGGCTGGGAAACGGTCGCAGAGGTTGGGCTCTTTGGCAAGTTGAGCGTTGATCTCAAGGCGGCGGTTGAGTTTCTGGAGCATTAGCGATAGCACGCTCTGCAACGCGGCTTCTGGAATAAACGCTTGAACCTGGCACCTAAGCCAACCGACCAGAACCAGTTCAGAGTAACGTCGCGGCCACACACCGTACGGCCTTCAGAACGACAGTTGTCTGACTTGATGTGGACGGTAATTGAACGAGGGGAAGTGACTTTGTAATAGCGCTTCATATCAATACCCCGTATGCCGCGAGCGGCCACTGGACTGAACCGCTCTCAGCATCGCCGACTCGTACTCGAAGTCCTCTTCAGACTCAGTCTTCGCATCCTCTTCCTCAATCACCACTCCATCAAAGCCTCGGTGGAGGGTAACTGTTGCGTCGAACTGGTCGTCGAGTTCGGCCTCTTGAGTGGCGGAGAAGTCGAGGCATTCCTCCTCGTATTCCTCGTACCACGAGGTTTCCTTAGCAAACCGATTGCCGCCCGCCTTCATCCTCTTCCGCCACGTCTGGCCTCTGGTGGCTTTGTCCTTGACAGGCAGGGTAGGGACGAAGTCGATGAAGGTATCCCGCAAGAGCATCTCATCTCGGATCAAAGGCCAGACGGCCTTCCAGATAACCCCGTCTTCGACAAAGAACGTATCCGGTGCCCAACGCTCGTTGATAGCGAAGAT